AATAATTTTTAATAATTTTTAATAATTTTTAATAATTTTTAATAATTTTTAATAATTTTTAATAATTTTTAATAATTTTTAATAATTTTTAATAATTTTAATAATTTTTAAATTTAAATTTAATCTGAGTTTTCAACTTCTGAATCACTATCTTCAGTATCATTTTTTTCTGATTTAGTATCTTCATCATCATCCATATCCATATCATAAACAGGAACATCATAACTCACATTACATTTATTTAATGTTAAATTAATACTTGTTCCTTTAGGACCAAACCAAATATGGCGACTATAAAATTCAATAGATGAAATATTAATATCTTTGTTAAGAATATCTTCAGTATTTGTAATTGCTTTATTTGTTTCGTTATTTACAATTTTACCATTAAATCCTGTTTCATCGCTATGAAAAATTTTTAGCCAAATAGATGGGTCATAAGTTGGCTTTTCACCTTTTTTAATCTTTTCTTGGTCGGCTTTATTGTAAGATTCCAATTGTTTAAGAATAGTTTTTAATAATTTTTCAGTTTTCTTAGAACCATAGTAATCTTTACTATTCGCAAGTAAAGTAGTAAAAATAACCTTATCAATATCTTTAATTATAGAATGTAATTTTTCATCTCGTAAACGAATACTCATTGAATAACTAATACCATTATCATTTTCTAATTTGAAAATACGTCCTACAATATCAGTTAATTTAATACGCAATTTTTTATCATCATAAAGTAAATCACAAAATTTACCACCTTTTTCGTGTTGTTGAATTGCACCAATACTAATTTTTTCTTTATTAAAATTTTCAGGAGTAAAGGCATTACTTTCATATTGTTCATTATTACTAATACTCTTAATATTAATTTGATTAAACTCAAATCCTAAACTGTATTTACCAACACCAAGTTTAAGTTTATTAATAGAAATACAAACATCAATGACTGTATTTTTTTGTAAAGCCTCTTCTAAATTAGAAACATCAAGATCATTACTTGTATCGTTTCTACAAACAAAATCATTTGATAAAACACCACCAATAGCATATCCTGGATATTTTTCACTCGTAGTTAATGTTGCTTTAAGCATATCAGCACATTCTTCTTCTTCCATAGTTTCATCAAACCATTGTTTAGAATTTTCAACACCTTTAGTAATTAAATATTTGTCAAATTTATTTACCATATTAATAAAATTTTCATCTTTTACAGCCATAAAAATTTGATACTTATCTTTTTTACCTTTAGCATCTTTATCATTTTCTAATTTTTTAAAAGTTATAATTTTACAACCACGCATAACTACAAGTAATTTTTTATCATTAGATGTAGCATCATCATACGTAATTTTACAATATTTAACTCCAATATCAGGAATATTAATAATATTACTAAATGAAGTTTTAGATGGATCAACATCATTAGGAGTTAAAGGTTTAATCTTCATAGGAGGCATATTGATATACTAAACTCGTGTAAATCAAAATAATAATTCGTTGGATATTTAAGACTAAAATTCGTGGAACTTAAGTTAATAGATTATTTAATACTCTATACTTTTATATTTTATTATGTTTTTAAATTTTTTTTTTCAATTTTTTATTTTTTGAATTTAAAGAAAAAAAATGGAAAAAAAAATTACTAATTTAGTTTTTAGACTTGGTTATTGTATTAGTTTTTTTTATATGTCTTAGATTTCTTAGATTTCTTAGATTTCTTAGATGTTTTTGTTTTAGATTTCTTAGATGTTGTAGATTTCTTAGATTTTATAGGTTTAGTAGATAATTTAGGTTTATTAAATAATTTTTTATCAATTTTTAAATCTTTCATTGTAACTTTATTTGCTTCAACTAGAAGTTTATTTAATGTATTCATTGTTTATTTTAAAATATTTTTATATTATAGTTATATAAGAAAAAAATAATATAATAATATAAATTATTATAATAATAATTAAAAAATATCAATACTATAATAATTTTATAAAAAATGAATAATAATATAGAATATATAGAAAATTATAAATCTATAGAAGAAGAACCTATTGTTGAACCTATAGAAGAACCTATAGAAGAACCTATAGATGAAACTATTGAAGAACCTATAGATGAACCTATAGAAGAACCTATAGAAGAAACTATTGAAGAACCTATAGATGACCCTATTGATGACCCTATTGAAGAACCTAGTGATGAAATTAACAAAGCCAACCTTATCATTGATAATACTGAAGAAGAGTCTATTAATAATGATAATGATAATTATAATGAAAATGAAAATTATAATATAGAAAGTATAGATATTGAATACACTATTGATTTTCTTATTCCTAATGATGAAAAATTAGTTGATATTGAAAAAATAAATAATAAAGTTAATAACTATATAAATAATTTTAATAGTGAAATAATGACTAATTATAAAAACGAATACTCTAAATTATATAAGAAGTATTCTAATATGAACTATAAAATTAAAATTTTACCAAAAGATAAACATAATTTAGTTAAAATAGTTGTATTAAAAAATGATAAAAAAGAAACACTTATTAAAGAAATAACAAAACCTAATTATTTATATTATAATGATATACTAAATGAATTAAAAAATAATATATCTAACGAAAGAGCAAAAATATTATTTAACTATAAAGAATTAATATCAAATACAGACTTATCTATAAATGATAAACAAAATTTTGAACAAGAAAAAGACAAATTTATAAATTTATTAGAAGACTATTATAGTTATACTTTATATCATAAAAAAATAAATAAAATATCTACTACAAATTCTAAATCTAATTTATTATTACAAAACTTAAATATAATTGATACTCTAGAAACATCTAAATCAAAATTAGTTGGTGATATATATAGTATAGATACTACACTTATTAATGAAATAAATACATTGAATAGTAATAAATTAACAGAATATAATAGTATTATTCAACAATTACTTGGTAAAAAGATTGAAGATATAAAAAAAGATATTAAATTAAAAGAAGAAATAAAGTTATATCTAGATACAACAATAAAACACAATTTAGATAATAAAATAAAAAATGAAAAACATAAACAAGATAATTATATAAATTATATAATTGATAAATTACCAATATTAAATTAAAAAGTTATTTTACTTAACTACCTAATTTTATCTAATTACCTAATTAACTAATTACCTAATATTGATTGTATAATATCATTTTTAGAACCATAAGATTTTACTTTATATTCTTTTGCTATTTCTTTTAATTGTTTAGTTGTCATACCATTTAACTGTTCGCTAGTATATTCTATTTTAATAGTTTTATTATCTTTATTATTATTTAATAAATCATTTAAATCAACTTCGATATTTTCATTAGTCTCATTATTTTCATTAGTTTCAGTATTTTCATTAGTTTCAGTATTTTCAGTATTTTCTAAATTTATATTTTTTATATTCTCTCCAGATACATTTGTATTTAAAATAGTTTCATTTAAACTAATTGTATTATCAATATTAATATTTTTTACAGTTTGATTATTATTATCACTATCATTATCATTATCACTAATAGAATCTAAATCTAACTTATCAATATCACTAAAAGTTTCAATAATATCATTAATATTAGATTGTATATTTTCTGTTATTATAGGAGTATTTATATTAGATACATTATTTATAATATCAATATTACCATTATCGCAATTATCACCACTATCACCACTATCTATTTCATTGGTTTCTAAATCTTCTAAATCTTCTAAATCTTCTATATCAAATTCATTATCTTCTAAATTATCAGATAATGGGTCTGTTGTTATTGAATCATTATCATTAAAAATTTCTGTATTTGCTTTTTCTGAATGTATTATATCATATATATTATCAGTAATTTCATTATTTTCATTATTTTCTTTTTTATATTGATTTCTTTTTTCTAATTCCTCTAAATCTTCTAAATCATCTAAATCATCTAAATCTTCTAAATCTTCTAAATCATCTAACCCTTCTAATTCATTATCTTCATTAATTATCATATCTTCGTAAGTTTCAATACTTATTACTTTATTAATATCATTATTATTAATAGTAGTATCTAGATATGTATCCATTTTTTTCATATTTTTAATATTATCTTTGGTTAATTTAATAATATTATTACTTTCCGCAACATCATTTATATTAATATTTTTAATTATATCTTCATTATTAGTTGTATTCTTCTCATTACTATTTTCATTTATAGTATTCATATTATTTTTACCACCGACTAATTGTATTATGTTATTATAGGTTTCTTCATTATGTTTTTGTTGATTAAAAAAAATAGTTTTTAAATCTTCAACATTTGTCTTTAATTCTTTAATTTCTTTAATTTTTACAAAATTAGAATATAATAAATATAAACAACATAAACTAATTAGAACAAAACTTATTAATAATAAATTTGAACTTATATTTTGCAAATCAACCATTTTTATTAATATTTAAATATATTAATTAATATTAATTATTATTAATATTTATATAAGTTAAAAAAAACGTAAAACTTAAATAAAAACTTTAATAAAAATTAATAAAATATAAAAAGAGTTAGAAAATAATATGTTGTTTCAATATTAATATTTGTTATTCTATATTAATATTTTCTAATTCTTTCTTATATTTCATTAATTTTTGATAACATTTATTAATTGTAACTTGAGAAATTTCACACGTTTGAAATATAAGATGTTTATTAATATTAATATTTAATTTTTCAATGACATAATAAATAATTGTAGATGTTCTAGATAAAGGGGTGTGTTTATCTAAAAATTTATTCGTTTCTATATATATTAATAACATACGACAATATTTAAATAATTTATCATTTAATCCTAGAGCACAAGAAAATCTATGTAATTTTGTAATACAATCTTTCATTATTTTATTATTTTCAATATTAGTTAAATGTTCTTCTGTATTATCTTTTATACCATTTAATTTAGTTCTATCATTAGAAATAGTAGTATTTTTATTCTTATTATCACTATCACTATCAATAGCACTATCAGTATCACTATCAGTATCACTATCAGTATCACTATCAGTATCACTATTAGTATCACTATCAGTATCACTATCAGTATCACTATCAGTATCACTATCAGTATCACTATCAGTATCACTATCAGTATCAATATTACTATTTATATTAGTATTTGTATTAGTATTAGTATTTGTATTAGTATTAACATTGATATTAATAGTAGAACTGTTTGTATTACTTTTACTTTCATTATCATAATTATTATAAATATCAGTGTTACTTTGATTATCATTATCATTATCACTATTATCATCGTTATTATCATCACTATTATCATCACTATTATCATCACTATTATTATCACTATTATTATCATCAATATTAGTTTTATAATTTTCTATTGAACTATTACTGTTTTTTTTATGTAATTTAATATTTTTCCATATTTCTTCAAATGTTTTAATGCTTTTACGAAATGTTTTATTATTTTTTAGTTTAAAGATTTCAGCAATTTCACTACAATTTCTAGGCACTCCTTTTAATTTACAAGCCAGCATTATACAACCTGCTTTCATCGCATCTTTTTTAGTTCTTCGTGAGGATTTAATTTCACTAACTTCTTTATACATATATTTGGCTTCTTCAATAATACATTGATTTAATCCTGCATTTTGTGCTATAATAGTAATATTATTAAAAGTTTCTATTAAACTTGAATCTCTATATGAAAATCTATTCCAAAAATTCATATTTCTAATTTTTTTAGATTGTATATTATTAGTTGATGAAAAGCCTACCATTGCACCCATACTAGTATTTGGTAATAATTCATTTGTAGGCATATCGCATCTAGAAGGATCACTACCTTTACTATCATCATTACCATAAAATCTCCATTCTTGCCCTGCATCTATTACACAATCATTATATAATCCACAATCATTACAGACATTATATCCATCAATTTCAAATATTTTTTTAGAATTACAATTATTACATTTTATTTCACTATTTTTAATTATATCTTTACTAATATGATTTTCAATTTCATCTAAATTAAATTTTGATTTTTTTAAATTAGTATCATTTTCTATTTGTGTTTCTATTTTTTCTTTTTTTTCATTTGATTCATTTGTTTCATTTGTTTTATTATTTTCATTTTTTATTTGTTTATTTTTTCTTCTTTTTTCAAAAAGAAGAGATGACAGTATTGTATTGTTATCTAATAATTCATTTTCATTATTACTACTAGTTAAAGTAGTCATAATAAATTATTTAAAATTATATTATAAATGTTATAATATAAACTAAACTAAATTATTAAATTTCAATTTTTACAATAACTGTTTTAATTCTAAAATCATTTTATTTTTATATTAGTTAATTATAATAATAAATAAATATAATTTAAAATATCAATTAAACTATAATTTAAAAATGTCTATTAAAAAAACTAATAAAAATATAAAACATTTTAAAAATGGTAAAAATATAAAACAAAATAAAAATATTAAAAATATTAAGAAATATACACCAAAATTTACAAAAAAAAATAATAAATTACAGACTGGAGGGAAACTTAAAGAACCATTTGAATTAAAACCATTATCAGATTTTGATTATGATAAATATAAATTATCTAATTATATGAATTCTACTATTGATTGGGGATCTATGCCAGGAGAACCACCAATGCCTAATTGTAGTATTTTATAAATATTAGTTTATTATATTATTTTTTTATATAAATTTTTAATAATTAATATATATATAAATATATATAAAAAAATAAACTTTATATATAAAATAAAGTAATAACTTATCTTATATTATGTATTATATTACAACTTTAATTCGACATATTATTTTAAATCATAATCCTAATTATACATATTCTAATAATTATAAAGTAAAACAATATAATACTATTGAAACTAATAAATATAATTCTAATTTTACACTATTATCTAGAATTAATATTGACTATGATAGATATAAATTATCTACTTTTATAGAGAATAATAATAGTTTCTAGAACATCTTTATTTTTTTATTATAGTAATAGTTAATAATTTATTATAATAATAGTTAATAATTTATAATTAAATGTTAAATTTTAATTATTAAAATCTATAATTAACATAAATAAAAAATATAATAATAAAATGGTTGTATTTATAACTCTTTTACCAAATATATATTGGATATATAATAATCCAATAAATCCAAAATCTCAAAATGAATATAAAATAGAAATGAGTAAATTTATAGAACAGAACACAATTAAAACAATAATTGAATTAGATGACAAACTTACATTCTGGAAAAAATCAAATGATTATATCAATGAAATTAAATTACAAATGGAAAAAGATGAATTTTCTAAATTATATACAATTTTAACAAAATTAAATGATATTATAAAACAAAATTATATTAATAATACACCACTTATTATTTCTACTTATAATACTAACTATATAGAAATTGGGTTAGCCATATGGATTTATTATTTTAATAAAACAGCAAATATTCCGTTTGATACAGTTATTAAATTGTTATCTATTAAAATTATTGGTAATATTAAATTAAGCGACACATTAAAAAAATTCTTTGCTTTTCTAAATTTACACCCTTGAAGATTTAAAACGCCGTTTTTTATCTATTGCTATTTAACATTATTAATATACCCCACGCTATCACAAATAGAGGCAGTCCTGGACCATCAACAATATTATGGGTTCGCTGATACGGCAATATTTGCATCATGCTTAATAATACCAAAAAACTTGCAAATAATCCCAAATATTTTTGATTACCAGATAAATGATTTCCAGCATT